CCCAGACCTTGTATTCTCTTAGAAACTGTTATGTCCATAAGAGGGTCAGTAAAAATATAATACGCCATCTTATGTAGAATACTCTTGGTGCAATTGTGAGCAGCCTGAATCATATCGTCAAGATTAGCAGAAGCATTTGTCATTAACATCTGCTCTTGCCCCAAGGTTGGGGCACTTGATTTCATTCCACCAACAACTGGCATATTGACAGGAGCTTCACCCCACAAACCCTTTAGGAAGGCAATCCACTGATATTGTGATGGGTCAATTTCTCCGAGCTTCAGTGTAGTGAAAGCATTGATGTTATTAACTTTTATGGTCTGCAAATGTTTTGCAGATAAAATATTGGCAACATCACCCGCTGCATTACCCTCATAGGGGAATACTGTCTTGGCAGCTTCAGCTTCCCGTGCCATTTTACGAGCCATAATATTTATGTAATAATGTAAATCAAGTCCCTCGTATAGCGGGGGAATTGGCACAATACTCTCTGGGAAAGTAGAAAAACTCATAATGTCAAATGGCCCATCTGTTGGGCCGTTGAAGTCAACTATTCTTAGGGGTTTATCACCTTTTCCCTTTTCAGGAATTGTTATTAGAATGTTCTCAGATGGTATATATACCTCTCCCAATCTAACATACGGTTTAAACGTATTTAAAAATCCCTTACCTGCTCCATCAGAAATTTCTTTTGGAGAAGCCTTTGCCCAAGCAATCTGAGCTTCGTGTATTTTATCGTAATTTTTATATAGTCCACTGTCAAGAACATAATCAACTGGAACGTAAAACCAGTTCCCTTCAAAATCACATTCTTCTTTTCTTCGTGCCGTTGTATCAAAGAAATAATCTTCAGGATAAACTATATCACAAAATATCTGTCCTGAGTCGTGGGTTGTTCCAAAGGCATCCTTTATTCCATCACCTCCCGGAGCAATACCGGTTTTAAAAATTCCCATATATGTCAGGGCATCCAAAATCCCTATCCGCAATGTCTGACCTAATTTAATCTTTTTTATAAGATGATTTATAGTCAGGCGAAGTGTATCCGCATAGGGCATCAACTGAGCCACCCTTGCTGATGTCATAGCTTTGGGGTCTTTATTTACTAACAGGGGTAGGAGAATATTTATAGCCCTTGAAATCATATTTATAGGGCATCTGTAATTCTCATTTTTTGTACTGCCATACCAACCATTGGCGTATTCTTCAAGAATCTCTTTACGCTTCATCAGTGGAGCTTCACATATAGTTTCACATCTTGTGATACTTTCGTGAATAGTTCCAACAATTGAATTGGCTACTGAATTATCTGTTAGTTCATTACCCATATTATTTTCCTGTTTTTATCCCCACCGTGTTTCTAAATTAGGCGGGTCTCCCCACTGTCCAGTTCTTCGTTTATCATCTTCTATTTTAGCTTGAAGCATTCTCCAAGCAAGAGAACCATAAGGAGGGTCTTTCACCAAAGTTTCTTCTGCTACTGGTTGGTCAAGCATTCCAAGAACACACAAACCCACCCCAATAATTCTATCACCGTGTCTTTTTCTTGCACCTGATGATTGGTCTATTCCTTCACTTGAATCCAACTCCCCAGAGGAATAAAAAATATACCCGTCCATTTCATTTGTAACTTCCTCTGAGTGAACTATTAAAAATGCTCTGTCACGTTTTTCTTTTAAACCTTCTTTAAGAGCTATTTCTAATCTCTCAAGCAAATCTCCCTTAGTTCCATTTGGCCCACCGGTGTTATCCCAACCGTAAACCTGCTGGCGTTTTCTCATCTTACCTGTTTCAGTAGTTTTGGTGTAAACATTAGTAACGCCGTTTTCCATCAGTCTTCTACCGAAGTTAATTCCGTGCCCACCAGTTCTCTCCCAAATAGTAAAGGGGGGATTAACTCCACCAAGCCAGAAATAAAGGGCGGCCACGACATCGGCAAACTCATCCACACGCATATCTGGTGTAACAAGTTCACCAATAAGTTCCCCTGTATTTCTATCGGTTATCATCGCAGTTGAATTTGAAGCACCAGTACCAAAAGAAATATCACATCCAATGATATAATTATGAAGCTGATTGGGTCTGAGAACATTCTTAATTTTCTCCAACTCACCCCACCAAAGTAAAGTTCCTCTGGAATTACTAACAAAAGTAATGTTATTTATCTTTGGGCCAAAGTTATGGGATGAACTATTGTATTCAAATTTTAAAGTACCTATGTGTTTTGGGGGTCGTATAGTTGTTGCTCTTATTTTCTCAATCATCACGGGGTCAAAAAATTGATTGGCTGCACCACTTGGGTTCATCCATATATTTTGACTTATGTCCCTGTAACTTCTGTCCTGTTCTTCCTTATCAAACCAAGGGGAACGTTCTCTTCCCGGATACCTCTTTGAGCCATCAGCAACAAAAAGTTTTTTTAGCTCCTCTGGAAGTTGGTCTATTTTAAATGTTGTTCCCATTTACATTCTCTCAAATATATTGAAATAAATTTGGGTGATTCAGTTTGTAATAGGATTCATCTACCAACTCTATCACACCCTCTTCTGGTGTTCTATATAGTCCGTGAATCTTCTCAGGATTTAAATACCAAGGAAGAGACACTTTGAGTATATTTTTTCGCTTTAAAATTTTATAGAAGGTATGACCCGTGCCAAACCAATGTGTTGAATTATAAATAACACAATTGCTGACATCACCAATCTTATCGGCTATTTCATCTGCTATTCTTTTGTCAATAAGACCAAACTCGTCAAGCATAACGCCAGTGGCTCTTTTACCTACACCAAAGTTTTCACTGGTTGCTTCTCCATCAATGGTTGAACAAATATCTAAATTCTTTAGATGTTTAAATGTTCTCTCCAGATGCAGTTTAGAAGACAACCACATTGGTAGTTTGTCAAATACACAGTCAATCTTAGCAAATAGCGTACTTGGCTCACCTGTCTTATCTACCAAATCTTCGGTTCTTGAGCCAATCAAGAAGTTACTCTCTGGAACAAATAAAGTCAGGAGAGAAAGAAACTTGGTTGCTAATTCGGTAGCACCTTCTTCCTTACTCTTATTGACACCAACATCTTCCCCTGTGTCCATACCCCTCTTCAAAGTATTCACAACTATCTCCTGTTGTGGTCTCAAAATAAATGGAAGATTTCTCATTCCGGGAGAACGTCTGCCATCCAGTGTCCAAAATAAAGTGTCGTATGCAATTACTGGATTACTCAAACACAAAGAGACATATTCCTTCTGTGCCCCCTTGTCTTTGGAAAGAAATTCGTGCAGCTTCATTCGGAAAGCCAAATTTTCCCCTATTTCTTTAGGGATTTTCTTTTGTAGGGTTTCCAAATTCATCTACTGTAATCTCTTCTGATTTAACTGGAGATATTTCTTTTGACTTAATTTCAGTAACATCAATGGATTCAACTTTTTTAGGTGCATCTATCATCTCACAAAGACGACCAGCAAATTGTCTCACTCTATCTGGTTCAACTGAACCTATCAATGTTATGATATTATTCTCTACCTGTGTTGGATTCCTTGGAAAAGTTTCCTTCATCAAATTGTTTGCCAAGAACTCTTGTAGATGGGCATTGCCGGGTTGATGTTTTTTGTGAACCACTATTTTATCTGGAACATTTTTCAATGATTCCTGAATAACCTGATTTTTGTCATCAACAGATGTTGCTACAACGTGGGATATTTTATATGTTGTGTCTATCTCCTCATAATCATAACCAATGGCAGCCCTGAACATCTCAGCACACAGGATGCCCCGCATTATCTGTTTTCCCTCTGCATTGGCTTCAAATAATTGTGGGTAGCGTTGCTTCCAAGAATGAATAGTACTTTCACTTACTCCAAGAATAATACCAATCTCGATTTCCTTAAAACCAAGACCAACCAGAGAACGCACAATAGGCACAACCTTTACCTTGTCAAATTTTGCATCCTTACGAATCTTATTCTTGCGTTTCTTATCTTTTTCGTTCCATTCTGGCATAAAGATATTCTCGATATGTTACGTGGTTACTAAACTCGGCCCAATGTTAGGTAACTAAACAATAAACATTGATTTTTAACTTAAAAAACAACTTATTAAGTAATCACTTAACATAATTTAAGACTTGTTAAATCTTTATATAACAAAAATGCTGAACCGAGTTTATACTGAGAAGTAATAAACTACCCAATTGACCCGGATTTAATCACACGGATAACAGTCCTTTGTTTGATAATGGCTTTTGAGAGGGATATGGTTATCTCAGTATATCCCAAAGTCAGATTGTGGAAGTAAGTAGTCCGTTGCACAATCACCTCGGTATGACTTTTTAGCAAATAGCCTTATCTCTTGTACCCCATTTTCTCTGGCTGGGCTTATTCTCGGCTCACCATTCCGTATTGCTTTTTCAAAAAAACTATAACTTTCAGAGGTGCAACCCCCCATTTGATTTAAACAGGGGATTGCCTCAGAAAAAATTTAAAGAGATTGTAATTCCCCGTTGCGGAATGCTTTTCGGTATTCCTGTGGGGTAAGGTTTTCAATTGAATGACATAAATCAAGACTGAATATACACTTAGGTATATTGCAAAATACTGGAGTGTTGGGTCTTGCAGGTGAATACGAGCGAATTTTACGCAAGGCTTCGCCTTCACGAGCAGCGGCCTCATCTATTTTGTCCCAATTTCTTGTGATTTCTGCCATATTTCACCCTAAAATAAAGCTCTATTTCATCGTCTCTAATAAGCAGTATAAGCCCAAATACACCATTTGTCAAGTGTTTTTGAGATAAAAATTAAATTTATTTTTAAAATTGCAGCCCAAATTTATTTTTATTTTTCTCTTGACTCAAAGGTCGATTTATGGTACAATACCCGTCAAGTTGAGGATTACTTGGAAGGGTAATGATGAAAGTAACAAAAGACAGCAATGGGGAATGGGTTTGTGCAGATGGTACAAGGGTGGGGGATAGAATACCCAATTCAAGATTCTACCGAGCATTCTGCGTTGACTGCGGGCAGCCGATAAGGGTTTTATTGGGGGAGATTCTTAACAGTGCGTGTAATGAGTGCTTTAAACCAATTACGTACACCCTTGAAGAATTGCTGAATGAGGGTTTGACTTTCCACTATTTTGATGATAGGAATCACTTTGCAAACTAATAAATCATTTCTAAATACTTACTGTGCTGTCCTTGAGTGGATGCAGGTACACATACCCCTGAATGCAAAATTATCTTTGGATACAGAGACTACTGGTATTGAGTATGACTGCAAATTAAAGGGATATTCTCTGTGTACGGGAGAATCCGCATTATATGTTAATCTCAACGATAATCCAGAATTTGATTTACTGGTAAATGCCTTGAGAACATTGTTGACAACAAAAGTAAATCTTCTCATTATGCAAAATGCTCCATTTGATTTGAGAGTCCTGAGAAGCTGTGAAATAAATTATTCTGGTGATATATTTGATACACAGGTTGCCGCTCACCTGTTGAATGAGAATGCAGGATGTGCTTTGAAGAAGCTGGCAATTAGAGTGTTAAAAGTTCCGCGAGAGGAAGTTCTCGAATACAAGGATGCAATTAAGTTTGGTATTGATTCAGAGAGATTCTTAAACTATGCAATAAATGATTCAATATGGACTTGGCAACTGTATGAATTAGAACTACCCCTACTTGAAAAACAGGGATTATCAAATTTATTTTGGAAAATAGAGATGCCGTTCCAGTGGGTACTGATAGATATGTACCACAATGGTATAAAAATTGATGCCAAGCGTCTGGAGGATTTTGAGGACATAGTTACTGAAAAGATGCAGCAGTTTCAAGTAAAGGCAATTGAGTCTATTGGTTTAAAGATGAAAGAGGAGAAGGATTTATTTGGATTCACTACCATATCTTCTCCAATGAATCTTAACAGCGATGAACAGGTAGCTAAAGTAATAGAGGGAAAATTTAAAATAAAATTACCAAGAACTGAACCCTCTAAGACTTATCCAAATGGTCAGCCGTCAACAGCTTCAGATGCCTTAGAACCTCACAAGGATAAATGCAATTTTATTGAGTACCTTTTAAAATTTAGAAAAGCAGATAAGCTGCTCAACACATTCATTACTCCGATGTGGGAACATATTTGTAAAGATGGCCGAATACGCACATCACTCAATGATTGTGTTGCCAGAACCGGACGTTTGAGTTCAAGTGAACCTAATCTTCAGAACATACCAAGAGAATTGTCAAAGGAAGACTTGGTTAATATCCGAGAATTATTTGTAGCAAAAGATGGCTATACATTTGTTGTAGCAGATTATGATAGTCAAGAATTAAGACAGTTGGCAAATTTAACTATGGATGCCAATTTAATAGATGCTTTCAATAAGAATAAAGACCTGCATCTGTTTACAGCCAATTCCTGTTTGAACCTTGGTATCTGTGATGATTATATTATTAAGACAAATGAATACTATGGGGAGACAAAAAAGAAATACAAGGAAGAAAGACACATTGGAAAAAATGGAATTAACTTCCCAATAGTGTATGGAAGTACAGCCTATGGGATTGCTAAGAATAATAAAGTAACCAAAGAAGTCGCACAATCTTGGTTGGATGGTTTCTTTAAGACTTATCCCGGAGTTGAGAAGTCTCTTAAAGAATGCAAAAGAACGATGTATCAAAAGAGATTTGTTACAAACTACTTCGGAAGAAGACGTAGATTTTTAGCAGAAGATTTTGACCCGGTTAAAGGTGTTAAGCCCGGTGCTGTTCGACAAGGTTTTAATTTTCTAATTCAGGGATTTTGTGCTGACCTTCTGCGATTAACTCTGGCTGCTCTAAGACAATTATATTTGGAAAATCCACATTGGGACGCTAAGTTGGTATTAACAGTTCACGATGACTGCATCACTGAGTGTAGGAAAGAATTTGCTCAAGATGTTCTTGCAGCGAAGAAGAAGGTAATGGAATCAGTTATAAACTTGGCTGTTCCATTTTTGGTGGAGATTAAAGTTTGTGAAAGTTATGCAGGATAATTATGTGGTGGAATGTATTTTATATTTTTACAATATGTGTTGAGATGGTGATTAGATATTGCATAACATCCTCAAAGAGAAAGAAAAGACTTATAGGATGTAGTGTGGCACTCTTTGCTCAGTCCCTATGGATGGTGATATTTTATCACTCAAAGCAGTATATGTTAATGCCTTTAAATGTAATAGATTTCGCCATTTGGTTAAGAGGGATTTTCAGAAACAGGGGTGCAACGTGAAATTCAAAGTTAAAATAGAAAAGATGATTGCTGAGATTGAGGATTTCTTTGAGACTCATTGCATTGACCTTTTGATAGAATATCCACTCAGCCGTTCAGCAAGACAAATTGTGGTAGTACTTAATAACAAAAGAGGTGTGTTGGTAAAAATCAAAAGAGATTTGATTTCTTTAATCAACGATGAAATTAAAAAAGGAGCAAATAAATATGATAGTGAATACTCAAATAACAATAGGTATTAAAGACTTGCTATGTGTGTTGCTACATAACAAGCCAGAGGATGGATGCACTGTGGATAAACTAATGACGTGGAATGAATTGTCAGAATCATTCAAGGCAGTTCTGATTGAGAGGTATCCTGATAGCAGGAACGAAATAAAATCTATTTTTAAGGAGATACTTGATGACTGAGGGTATGACATTAGAGAGGTTTTATGATAAATACCCCATACATAGGCGAGTAGTCAGTAAAAGTTTCAGTCACGAATACAGATACGAGTTGACAGTATCAGAAGCAATTAGTTTTAGTGAGGAGGCAGCACTGACACCAGACCTTAAAAGGTCTCGTTTAAAATGTATAGCGGGAAGACTAATATTTGAATTAGAGACCCTAATAAAAAAAGCAAGGGAAGATTTTGAAAGGATAGAGTGATGTTTAGTGTAAAATTTTTGTTAAGCTGTTTGGGAAGTATATTCTCAATCTGTCACAAAAAGGTGGGTCGTGTTCGTTCTCTGACTAAGAACTTCTGTCATCAGGTCGGCAGGAACTCACCGTGTATTTGTGGAAAGACTAAGCCGGATGGTAAGCCGGTAAAGTTTAAAAAATGTTGTTTGTCAATTTATGAAGGGAAGTAGTATGGGAACTTATCCAGTAATGTTTACAGTAACAAATGAAAGTGTTGCAATGTCCGCTGCCGAGTATAAGAACAGACTTGAAGACTTGTACAAGCTGGCAGTTAAGGTGAAGAATGTCGGGCAGGCATTGGAAATACTTGAAAAAATCAATCATTTAAAATAAAGGAGAAGAGTATGAACAGTTTAGAGAATTTGAAAATATTGTACGACCGCATCATTGTAAAAGAAGTTTCAACCGACAATATGACCAAAGGTGGTCTCGTTCTCCCTGAGAGTGCGAAGGATACAATACCGGCCTTAGCTCTGCGGGAATGTATTGTGCAGTTGACCGGGCCGGGCAAAGTTGGCCCAGATGGGAAGAGAGTCCCTTGCTCAGTTCGTGTTGGTGATATTGTTTATATCAACGCTTGCAGCCTTGCTAAAATAGACATCGGTGACACACAATATGCTATGTGCAACGAGGATTCCATCATAGGGTACAAGACGATGACGGTTAAACCATCCCTGAATTAGCCCCGGCAATAGGCAGTTTTGGGGTCAAGGTTGAGTTATATTGGCTGGAGGGTATATTGGAAGCCTTCCAGCCCTTGAGAGGCTTAAAATCGAAATGAGAGGCATTATATGAAATTCAAAGCACTTGACACAGTTTATATGATTGAGTACCGAAAAAATGAGTATGGGTGGTATTTTAAGCATTATGGAGGATTTCAACGAGTTTGGACACTAAGGCTGGGCCACATCATCATTTTAAAAGTATATGGCACGAATCATTGGTTATAATTTGTAACACGCACAAAGCCGACATCAGTAGTCCCCTTCCCATTTAAGTATTTTCAAAACACATATAAAAGTGTCGGAGGGTAGAACCCTCCATTCATCCATATCGTTATGGGACTACCTCCCCCCTGCTGTCATCCTTTGTTTATGCAGTCCTATAATTAAATACATAGCAGTCAAGCCCTATAACATCACATATATACGCCCCCCAAAAATCAAGCACATCATACACACTACGTATAGACACACACAGCAGTACGCTGGGCGATGTTAGATACTTAACTAACAAAGCGGCAGTGTTACACATCTCCTTAATATCGCAGTACAATCTTAGAATTTATTTGACTTTGCTCGGAAATAGTGTATAGTTTGTATAGCAGTTAGCTATTTGATAATTGAATCGGCGGGGCGTAAAGCAAAGTATGCTATATGACAGAGATAGCCAGAAAATAAGTTTTAGCCGTGAAGCGGGTTTTTCTCGACAAGAGGTAGGCTTCTGGGACAAACAACTTTTCTTGACTAATATGACACTAACAGCCTGTAATACAACGGTATCTTAACTCTTTATGTTCTCTTATATATAAAGTATAGGCAATAATCAGGGGAACGCCCCCGAACGTAATTTATAAGTTATTTAATTACAAAGGGTTATGAAAATGAAAACTGAACTTGACAAAATCACAGATATTGAACAGCGGAAAAATTACATTTTAGACCACTATTCCAAAATAGAAGATATAACAAAGCGGGACTGTATTTTAGATGATAGTGGTATCTATATTGGTATCACAAAAGTCTGTGGTAAAGTCGCAATAAATATCCACGATGCCATAACCCATTATCCAATAGCAACAATTATAGCCGGTAGTACTGAATCCCCGATACAGATAACAAAGACAGTTCTCGACTGGTTATCAAACAAAGGATATAACATTAGTATTGAACACGCAAGCTATATCGGCGGGCAGATTGCTAAGGCACAGTATTTGCCGGGAAGTATAGAATTTAGACAGGATTAAAACAATGAAAACAGCGACAAAAAAACTCGATAAAGAAGATATAATCAGCCGTATGCAGGCAAGTCTGGGACTATCAGACGATTATTCTGGCTCTGGCTTTATTTATCCAGACGGACAATTTACGGCTCTATACGCCGGGACAACACACGATGACCAATGTTATACTGCTGGAGTCGATGAACTGGAATATGCTTTACAGGCAGGCATAGTCCGGATAAATATAAAAGGTGAGCAATTAGCAGTCGAGCATAATTTTAGCTTGACAAGGCAACAGCAAAAGTGTATAATCAGAATAATCAGAGCGAATAAGTTTTACAGCTTGATTTATTTTCAATTGGATAAAAAAGAGACGATAGAACTAAATGAATGGAATGGCATAAAACAGTATCACTTAGAAAAAATATGGAATGAATAGAATGATTAAACGACCCAAAAACAAATTAGATTGCAGAAATGGAAAACAAAAGATAAATTGCGGCGACTGCAAAGATTTTGCTGATTGCAAAGGGATTAAAGCACAAATAAAACCATATTTTAATATGGAGCGAATAAAATGAAAAACGTATTGAACACCTTAGCCTTTTATGTAAAATATCCCGGCTGGCATAGCTACGATACAAAAGACAGGGGAACAGTCGCCGCCGTTAAGTCGCTGGTTAAACGTGGCTATTTAAGTGTAAATGGTTGTCAAGCTAAATATACTGGTATAATATGGAGTGTACGAAAATGTTTAAATCAAAAGGCAAAACAAAATGCTAACGAAAAAGACTTTAAAGCGATTGCAGAGATAGTGAATAATAATATGGTAGGGATTGACGGTAGAATTTATTTTCACTTTGACTTAGCTAAAGAATTAGCTGAATTTCTGGCAACGAAAAACCCTAAGTTTGACCGTAATAAATTCCTTGCCGCTTGTGGTGTATAATGCTAAGTGAAATAAAAGATATGAGTGATACAGGTTGGGTAAAAGATGTTATTGTTCTCATTTCTTTGATAAAAGAGAATGACGAACAAACTATGGGGGATTCTCTGGAAGATGTAAAACGTGGTCGTACAGCAATATCCACAGGCTCAATTTCTTTGACTAAAAAGGGGGGTAATTACATTTTAAATGACGGATACCACCGATTGGCGGAAGCTATTCTAAGAGGAGATAAAACCATTGCAGCGGATGTTAAATATGAGTGGTGAAATAAAAATAATTTTGTACTTGACATTCTGGGCGTATATTGCTATGATGTAATTAAGTAGCTAAGGCACTAAGCCGCCGGTGCTATACAAAAAGGCGGCCAACGCAATTATATTTAATAGGGGTATAAAATGAATGCTGAATATATGAAAGCTATTGATTCCGCAAGGACAGAAGCTAAGGACTTTGGTGAGCCAACAATAGTGTACAGCTATAAGTTCAGACGGATAGGCTTCACTCACTTTGGCTATTGTATGGAAGCTAATTTTGAAGCTATTCAGGAAGTTTTAGGCTTTCCGCTCTTGCGGCAATTAAAGATAATGCCAAACGGAAAAATAATGCAATAAATTCAAAGGGATAAAATTATGTTGATAAAAACTTCGCTGGTATTTACAAGATAGTATCTCAGTATTGTACTGTGATACATAGAATTGGTACAATGTCAAACGGTGTAGGGGTTTTTGAATAGGATGGTAAATAATGTTGATGGAAGTTATCAAAACTAAAGAGCAGGCAAGACAAAAGGCGATTGATTGGCAGGATTGGCAAAGTACAAGAAGTTTAAGTCTGTGTGAATGCGTGGAGTGGCAGACCTACTTTAAAGAATTAGGGCGTAAATTTAAATTGACAAAAGAATTTGAAGAGAATGGGATAGTATGAAATTAGAACTAATAACTGGTATCAAAGTGGTGTATAAGCCGATACCAAACAAGATTGTATTTTCACACAACGTATATTACAATGTCTTGCGGATAACTTTCCGGGGCAAGGAATATGACTTCTGGTTTTTCCACCTCTGGAAGCAACGCAACAAGAAAAGGAGCAAATAAAATGAGACCAACAAAATGGAAAGTAAGTATAGCTATTCACGGAATAGTAGCAAACTATGAAGCTACTGTATCCGCTAACAGCGAAGCAGAAGCGGAAGAGAAAGTCCGGCTAATGTATGAAGAGAATGACTTGACAAACGGCGAAATAACAGAGGCAGATTTTTCAAATGCCTTCTTATCGGACGATGATGACAGCAAGTACATTGAGGAGGCAGATGATGAAGATTGAAGACTATCAATATGTTATAACCCTGAATGAAGATGGGTTTGTGGCCTCCGTAGGGCGAAAGCCAAAAAATCAAAAGGAATTTGACGATTGGTGTGGCTACATTGAGAACGGAATTGAGGCACAGCTTGATTGGGGCGTGCTTGGGGACTGTGCGGCGGAGTATTTTAAATAATTCTCTTGACTTTGCATTGCGGTTGTGATATAATACACAAAATTATTTAAGGAAAGTAGGAAAAATGAGACTGACAATAGTTCTGGTATGTTTGCTGTTTATAGTTGGCTGTAATTCTTCTCTAAAGATGTTAGCTCCAGACGGATATATTGCAGACTCTAACAATGTTATTTCAGCAACCGGTAAGGCGGCTGATACACTGGCACAGCAATTAGCAGACAACATAAAGACGGCACAGGCGAGATTCTCAGATATATTTAAGCGAAGCGGTGAACTTTTCTTTTATCTGATTCTGTTAGCTGTTGCGGGCTTCATCTTTTGGGGATTTACACGCTCCAAACTCGGATGGGTTATACCGGCGGCGGCGTTGGCAGGGATTGGCTGTGTTATTTTAATGTTACAGTTTGGTGAGGTAATGTATGTTTATGCTAAATATATCATTCTTCTTGTTGTTGTTATTGCTCTTGGACTTATAACATACAAGGCTGTTCAATATCAGCGGGAACGTAACGAAAATAAATTATAAGGTGCTATATGTCAGCAAAAGTGGAAATTACATCTGAAACAAAGACCCGTAAAACAATACGGCTTGGGTATGAAAACATCTATGAGTATCTACGATTGATAGGTATTATCCCTGAAGAGTACAAAGCTAACATTGGAATAACTGTGAATGTTCCCTCTGGTGGGGATTATTCTGGGATGTCTTTGGATATTGACCACGATACACCAATTATAGTGGAAATTGTTGAAACTAAAACAACGGAATCTATTATGGAAGGAGTAAAATGACAATAATACAAAACATTTTGACAGAAATTTTTAGAGCGGGTGTAATTCCCGGACTGCTGGTATTCCTGCTGATAGGGGTAGGATTCTACGACCTTTATCTTGTCTTGACTAAGCAGAAAACTATTAGCCAGAAAATACACGCTTGGTTTCCAAAATGGGGAGACGGTGCTGTATTGGTGGGACTTCTTGTCCTAATATGGATTGTGTTCAGCCCGGCGTACTTTGTAACTGTAATGGCCGGTGTATTGATGGGACATTTTTTTTGGTACGAAAGTTGAGGTATTGAGATGAAAAACTATTTGATTGTGTGTTTGTTTGTGTTGTTTGGTTTATTTATTGCAACCCCACTATTAGCAGCTAATCTCATATATGATTTAGATAGCAGCGGCAGGGTGGATTTTAAAGACTACGCCATTGTTGCCAATGAGTGGGGGGCAGGTTTTGGATATGGTGAATTGGCTGTATTTGCCTCTGAATGGTTGCACGAAAGCAACGGAGGTACAGAGTGGGGCGAGCCGCCATATCCCTCATATTTGACCGTAGCAATATTTGGTAACGAAGAGGGATTTGATGGTAATTACTTGCTGACTATAATTGACCCCTGTGAGCCGGTGTGGGAGTGGGCTATCACTGACCCAGAACCTTACTCCTTGACATATTATGCAGATTGTGGGTATAGCAATCTCTTAGGACTTGGAACACCCGATGGTGTATGGTTTAATGGTGTGGACGAAGCAACCTTCACATTGCTATTTGTAGGGGAGCAGGGAGAGGGTGCTGCCTCTGTTGAGGTGGTATCAGAGTAAAATAGAATCTTCATAACCTCCATAATCAGGTAAATAGCCGCCTGTACAAAAGATGCTATAACGCCCCCACCCCTTGTGGTAAATTGGGGGCAGCAATTATAATTTAATTAAGGTGATATGTGTGATTAAAGATGTGGAAAAACGCAGAAAGTACGATAGGGATAGATACAGAAACAATCCAGTTAGGAATGAGCAGGCTAAGAAAAGAAGTCGTGAGAGAATAAGAAATAAAGAACAAATAAGTCAATACCAAAAAGATTGGCACAAAAAAATGAATGCAACACCAGAGGGAAAACTGGAGTTGCGGAGAAGAGCATTAAAAAAGTATGGTTTAACTTGTGAAGATTATGCACTGATACTGCGAAGGCAAAATGGAGTTTGTGCTATATGCAAAAAGAATGAAACGGTTAAGGATAGTTCTGGGAATATGCGGCGACTTGATGTTGACCACAATCACATTACTGGAAAAAATAGAGGGTTGCTTTGTCAAAGTTGTAATACAGCCCTTGGAAAGTTGAAAGTAGATTTGGGAACTGAACTATTATTAGAAGCTATTAACTATATTGAAAGGTTTAACAATGCGTTTAACAAATCGTCTTAATTTCCCCCCGGCATTCGTTCTTGCGGCAGGCCATCACACCTATCCACCGAAGCCAGAGAGAATAGGAGTAACACAGTTGATTGACAGTCCTAAAGTACGGCGGCTGATGATTGAAAAGTATGACAGCATTTCCGTTGACATAGAAGACTTTATGGTGGCTATGCTCGGAACAGCATTTCACGGAGTTCTTGAGAAACACAGGCCTCCTTACTGTGAGGTGGAAGTTAAGTATGAGTATCCGATTAGTCAAACTCCGCCGTTGCTTCTTGTAGGAAAAGTGGACATTACCAATGTAACTGACATTGAGGATTATAAGTTGATGTCGGCTTTCAGTTGGATTTTTGACAAGGACAAGCATTTTGCCGAGCAGCTTAATATCCTGAATTTCCTCCGCTGGAAAGCAGAAGGAATACAATCAAAACACCTACGCATTCACGCGTTTATTAAGGACTGGTCGAAATATCAGGCACAGCGGGAATCAGACTACCCGCAGGAAAAGTATTTCTGCCGTGAGGTAGAGGTATGGCCGATGGAAAAAACTATTCAATTCATCAAAGACCGGCTGAAGCTACATCTTGACGCTAACTATGAATGTACAGACGAAGATAAATGGATTCGTTTGGGCAAACACGCTGTAATGGAAAAAGATAAGAAAAAGGCTATGCGGCTGCTTGATACCGCCCCGGAAGCTCTGGCATACATACAGGAAAAAGGATTGATGGATAAGTATGGTAAAGGACTAATAACCATTGAGCAGCGAAAGACAGAGGCTAACAGGTGTTTGAACTACTGCAATTGCAGGTCAGTGTGTCCCTACGCCCTAAGTTTATTGGAGAAACAAAATGAGAGTGTATAGTGTTTATTACAAACTCAACGGAGAAGGACAGACAGCAAATGAAAACTTCATTGCTCCCAACATAAAGAACCTTATGAAATTCGTGGAGCTAAACTATCCTGATTGGGAAGTGGGAACTATACAGGATTTTGGAACTGTGTTTGATGTAGTTGACGGTAGAATTGCATACGGAGCAAAAGAAAAATAATGACACACGAAGAATATGAAGATTTCTGCAAAAGGCATTCCGCTAAACCAGATACAGAGGGTTTAGATGATGCCGGTGGTGTTGACCTGTCCGGAGTAACTGCTAAGGATTTACAACCGTTTGAAGATGAGCTTAGTTGTCTATATATGAAGGCAGTAGCAACTATGAACTTTAAAACCACTGGTATAATGCTGGATGTAACAAATTTGAAACAGTCTCTTATGAGAGGATTGAAATGATAAATCATCTGTGTCCAGTTTGTGGTAGAACTCACATAATAAGAGACCCCGAAACGATAGCCAAAATAAAGATTGGCGAGCGGATTCCCTGCCCGGCGTGTAAACACGTTCCAGTTGAAGAATATGTTAGAGGACATTACGAAAATGAGTAGCGAAACAAAAAAAGGCATCTTCTATGGCGTTGTAAAAGATGGCAAGCTGCATCTTGATAGCTCAGGAGTGTACAATACTTGGATTAAAAATTTTGAGGGACACCGTGTACAAATAACTTTTGAGAAGGAAAGCGAGAAGTATTCTCAGCAGCAATTTGCCTACTTGTACGCTTGCATTTACACCCCACTTGCAGCAGAGACAGGATTTACAGTCGAGGAAGTTGACGGTGTATTGAAGAAAATGCACCTGACCAGAAATAAAAATACAAAACGTGAGTACGTTAAAGACAAGAGCAAACTAACTAAGGCGGAACTTGCAAAGTACATTGATGATTGTATTCAAACTTGTGCTAAAGCTGGAGTGGTAGTGTTGCCACCGAATGAAGGGAAAAAATAATGCTGAAAAGTTATGTAAAGATTTACAATCTTGGGCATAAAGCTATCTTAGATTTATTTCTGAATAATGTTATTGTCGAAGAAAAAATTGATGGCTCTCAGTTCTCTTTCGGTACAAGGGATGGCGTACTATATTGCAATTCGCATCATTGCCAGTTGAATATTGACAATGCCGGAATGTTTCAACCTGCCTGTGATTATGTCAAAACAGTTAAGGACAAACTTGTAGATGGATGGACATACCGGGGTGAATTTCTTGCAAAACCCCATCACAACATCTTGCAATATACAAGGATTCCAAAGAATCATATCATTATATTTGACATAGATGTTGGCACAGAGAATTATCTATGCAGGGAGGGTAAAGTAAATGTTGCTGAAGGCCTTGACTTGGAATGTGTCCCACTGTTGGGGGAAAATTACGATGCAACTATCCCCGATGTGTGGTCAACTGAAGACTTTAAAAGATTCTTAGACTTGGAAAGTTGTCTGGGTGGAACTACCATTGAAGGTGTAGTCATTAAAAATTATTTCCTCTTTGGCATTGATAGCCATTGTCTTATGGGGAAATATGTTTCAGAGAAGTTTAAGGAAATGGCACAAAGGCATCAAAAGGAATTGAATCCCTCTAAGGGAGACACAATAGAACAAATTGGTGAGGAACTATGCAGTGAGGCCAGATGGCTAAAGGCAGTTCAGGCTTTGAGAGAGCAGGAATTGTTGGCTGATGACCCCAAAGATATTGGTATCCTTCTCAAACAGGTCAACGCTGACATTATGGCTGAGTGTTCTGACTACATCAAAGAAAGATTGTACTCTATGGCAAGAAGGGGGATTCTCCAGAGAGCTACACGAGGCTTACCGGCGTGGTATAAAGAATTATTATTGAAAAAACAGTTTGAAAGAGAAAGTGAGTAGTTATGACAGACTCAGATAGAATAGATTTTCTTGACAGATTAAATAAAAAGACACGTTATACAGGCAGATGTATTTTGAGAATGTCAACCACTGGACGTGGGTGGAGATTGCACGAAACAAGTGATAAGAATGCAAGTCCTGATGTAAGGACTGCAATAGATAAGTTTATTACAAAAGGCGGGTGTTAAAATGGCATACGGAAAAAAAGATTTCAGTAGAGGCGGCGGGAAAAGGAAGTTTGAGCAAAAAGACGGCACGGGCGTACTATTTGTCAACGACAAAAAGGAAAGTGAAAAACAGCCTGACCATACCGGCAATATAATGGTGAATGGCACAAAGTACCGGCTCGCTGCTTGGCTGAAGTCTGGTAACAAGGGAAAATATCTGTCCCTGTGTATTTCTGAATTTACCAGCAATGCAGAAGGCTCAAACAACAACCAGCGGAGCAATAACAATGATGACGAGAATCCTTTTGCGTAACTCCTTGTACTGGATATGTTTTCATAAAGAGTTCAAGTTTGAATTTGTGAAATGCTCTGACGTAACTTTTTATGTTACACGTCCTTTATTTGGAGTAAGTATTGAGAGAGTACCTTCGCTATACAAGTGGATACTTACTGTTGGGTGGATAACTTTTATAAGGATAAATTGAAATGGCCGCACTGAAACTAACTCAGGACTATTGGGTTGAATTTGATGATGAAGATATTCCTGTGGTACAAAAACACAAATGGTTTGCTAAGTTTGGTGGCAGAGGTGGGCAGCCTTATGCAGCCCGGAGTGAGACATATTATGTTGATGGTAAGAGAAAAGTCAAGACTATTCGCTTACACAGAGAGATAATGAATTGTCCTCCCGGACAGGAGGTTGACCACTTGGACGGAAACACTATGAATTGCAGGAAAGCCAATTTGGTTATCAAAACTAAAGCTGAGAATCTCAAAAACAGGTGGAATAACCCGGCTGAATTTAACCAGCAGAAAATAACTGAAGGGGTAGTGTAATGGCAGCAAAAGATTGCAAGAACTGCCCGTATAAGATACAGGCGACATTTAAGAAACCCACCATTGCAGAAATAGATGCCTTTGCAAAAGAGATTGGCTATCAGCCTTTTGATGCTGAGCAGTTCTTCTATTACAATGATGCTCGTGGCTGGGCGGATTCCAAAGGCCGTCCATACAAGGTATGGAAATCGGTTGTACAAACTTGGCGAAAGCAGGCAGAACGCCGGGGCGACATTAAACCAGCACAGAAAACTTTTGCAGAAAGAATGCGGGAAGGTGGGTTGGGAGCTTAATGTTTTTCTTCACAGCAGATGAACACTATGGACACGCAAACGTCCTGAAGTATAATAACCGCCCATACTCCAATGTTGAAGAGATGGACGAAGGACTAATAGCCAATTTCAACAGTGTTGTTAAGCCAGACGATGTTACAGTTCACGCCGGGGACTTTTGCTGGTGTAACCACAAGGACGAAGTTTATAAGAAGTATGCCAGCCGCTTGAATGGGACTCATATCTTTCTTGTCGGAAGCCACGACCACTGGCAGCCAGAATCGGGAAGATATATCTGGCATAAAACGATAGATGGGATATTTGTAGTAGTGTGCCATTATTGTATGCTGACTTGGGAACGCAGCCACTACAATTCTTGGCAATTGTTCGGACATTCCCACGGAAGATTAGTCCGGGACTCAAAGCAACACGATATTGGAGTTGATAATAACAACTACCTCCCAGTATCATTTGAGCAAATAAAGATAATAATGGCTGGGAAACCAAACAATCCCAATTACATAGAAAAAAGAGAGGTAATTTAGTGAAACTCGTTAAAAGCTCCATAGCGTCCCACACGCCCCTTGTAGAGAAGGGAATACCAACAGGCTTCAAGCAGTTTGACGAGGCAACAGGAGGCCTATCACGTTGCGAATTGACCGTTATAGCGGGACAACGAGGCTTAGGCAAGACTTCTTTCGCTATCGACCTTGCTTTGAAGTTTGCAAAGACGTTAAAAGTGGCCTTCTTTTCGATGGAAATGGCTGAACAACAACTTTTAACCCGAATGGAAGGCTATGTTCAGGAAGCTAAATATCTTGATTTAGTTCAGGGCGTTGTACCTGTAAAGAGTGAAACTAAGCAGTATATTAGCGAACTTTCACTGTTTACCTGTGATAAGTCAGGGATAACACCGATGCAGGCCGGGGAAATTCTGGAGGCCTCCGGGGAAAAGTTTGATGTAATTATATTTGACCACATCGGATGTTTTCGTACAACCGGATTTAAAGGACAGCGGTATGAGGCGATTGACCGCATAGCAGAATATCTCAAGACAATGAGTAAAGAGCGGAATGCAATTGTAATTGCACTCTGCCACCTTAACCGAGAATCTGAACGCCGTGAGAGCCATAAGCCACGATTGAGCGACTGTCGAGAAGGTGCTGGACTTGAGAACTTCGGAAATAAAATAATTCTTCTTTATCGACCAGCATTTTATAATTTATATGAAGAACGCAAAGAAGGTAAGTTTGATGACAGTGAAATGTATTTGATATTAGCTAAAAATACCAACGGGGAAACCGGGGAGTTCCCTGTGGTATGGCTTTCAGAGTGGATGAAATTTGCTGACGTTAATTTTGAACTGGGAAAATTCTAATGATACTACTATTCTTACTTATATATGATTGGATAAACGCAGAATGATTCCATACCCGTACCACAATTTAGAAGTCCTTGAAGAGAACAGCAAACACTACACCTGTCTTTGTCCCTTCCACAAAGAAGAAGAAGGCAGCTTCACTGTAAACAAAGGTGGAAGATTTCCGTTATGGTTTAAGTGTTGGGGTTGTGGGGTTCAAGGGTCTCCAAAGGAGTATGCTAAACATTTTAAAATGAACCCAGACCAAATAAAATATGTTCCAATAAAGAAAGAAAAACCAGTAGTAATAAACTGGGAAGATAGACTGCGTTGGGATGACTCAAAAATAGTTAGAGATGAGTTTGCAAAGTATATCGGAATTTCTTCCCAAACGCTTATAGGATTTAGATTGGGGTATTACCAAGGCAAGTTTCTTGTTCCGTTATTTGATACTGCTGGAAAAATCTTAGGTATCCAAGAACATTGGTGGGAAAAAGACAAGCATATAAAGAAGTTGCAAGTACATAGCAAGCACGGAATTTTTATGCCAGAGATGAAATTTGACACTGAAAAACCATTGATTATAAATGAAGGATTCTCAGACACAGCCTGCTCCGTAGATATGGAATTTCAGGCGATTGGGAAATATAATGCACTACACAAACTTGATAAAAAAATAATTGAGGGATTAAAGAAATTTAAACGTGTTCTAATAGTAGCTGACAACGATGATGTTGGAAAACAGGGGGCTAAAGAGTTGGGTTTACTACTTCCTAATTCTTACATATTGACACCCCCAGACCCGTACAACGATGAGAGGGAATGGATGCTTGCAAGTGGGAGGGAGGAAGTGCAGCTTTACCTGAGATTGATACTTGAGGATAGTGAATATTTATCTTGACTTGAACAACTAATTGTGATATAATACACATAAACAAAGGAACTCAAAGATGGATGACATTGATTATTATATTGCTTTTATTATAACTGTTGGACTAATCATTTTTTGTGCAGCAATGTATCTGAAGGGATTTTAGTGATGGCAAACCACGAGCGGGTATATCAGAGAGTAACACACGAGCAACTTGAAAAATGTCTCAAGTGGTGTCAGAATATTCTTAATCTCAGGGATTGGGAGATAGACTTTCACACAGGGACACCCTTTAGGGATGAACGTGCTGCTGGGTGGACGATGGAACTTGGAGAGCGGCAGAGATTCCTGATGCAGGCTGAGATATGGGTTGACTTGGGATATTGCAAGGAGAAGGATGATAACCCCTACGTTGTAGTTTGCCACGAGGCGTTGCACGTTTTGATAGGCGGAAGGTGTATGATTGATTCTGACTTAGATGAGTACATCACCTATGCTTTGGATGATATTCTATATCTGAGGTTCTGTGAGGATAATAAAATTAAGATTATGCCAAGGAAAGAGTGAAGAAGCACGTTAAAATATATCTGGAATCCAACCACCTTACCACAGCAGATACTATCTTGTGTGAGATACGGGCTGAGGGATGTGAAAGCATTGCAGTTGACATACATCACATTGACCCACGTGGAATGGGTGGAGACAAAACAAAGGATGTGCCGGAAAATTTAATAGCAGGATGTAGAAACTGTCATAATAAAGCTGAAGCTGGAAAAATTGAACAAGAAGTTTTAAAAGAGATTGCTCTGAAAAGGATAGAACGAAATGGATAAAGACAGATTAAGTGAGTTTTTGAATAATTATTTTGCAGGCAACGGATTTTTAATCTCATCTTCGCCGGGTCAGGGCAGACCTGTTTGGAAAGAGGATTGTGATACACTGGCTGAATATATTATAAAGGAGGTGTCCAAATGAGAATCCTTGCAATTGACCCCGGTAATATAGAGAGTGCCTTTGTTGTTTATGAGGATGGTAAAATATTTGACAAGGGAAAATTGGAAAATGTAGCTATGTTGGGGATGATAAACCACAACCCAGAGTTCATTTTCTCGGAACATCTGGCAATAGAGATGGTTGCTTGCTACGGGATGGCCGTTGGAAAAACTGTATTTGACACCTGTGTTTGGATTGGCCGATTTATTCAGGCTTGGAACAAGGATTATACCCAGATTTATCGCAGAGATGTAAAGATGTTCCTCTGCAATTCAACAAAAGCCAAGGATGGAAACGTCCGGCAGGCAATTATAGATAGATACCCGCCTACTGGTGGTGGAAAGATTCCACAGATTGGAACAAAGAAGCAGCCCGGTCAACTGTTTGGAATACACGATGATATATGGGCAGCTTTGGGAGTAGCAATAACCTTTTCGGAGACAAAAAATGATTAGTTTTGGAACTTTATTGGCAGACCAACGCAAAGGTGATTTATATTCTGTGTTGCGTAAGTGGCAGAATAATCACGGGGGTTGCCTGAGAGATTATCTTGAGGTTTTATACCACATCTTCACCGAAGAAATGACTACATCTGAGGCGGCAAGGGAAGACATTAGAAAACTACTGGACGATGATGAGGATGGTGAATTGGAGAAAAAGCAATGAGGTTGGTAGAGAGAATTTGCCCACAATGTGGCAAGAATTTTTATGTTGAACAAAAGAGAATAAACGCCGGACAGGGAATAAATTGTTCCCGAAAATGTGCAAGTAAATCCCGATATACGGGAGGTAGAGCGGCATCTGTAAAAAGATGTAGGATAAAATTCAAAGAAAAGCATTTAAAATACAATTTAGAGTATAACAAAAAATATAGAAAGACAATAAAGGGATATTTAACTTTAATTTTTCACAAGATGGTAATGAGATGTACAGACCCTCACTATCAGGGGTATAGGTGGTATGGTGGCAGGGGAATAAAATGTAAATTTGAATCCTCAAAGGAATTTGTTGATTATGTGATAAATGAACTAAAGGTTGACCCCAGAGGTTTGGATTGTGATAGAATAGACGGAAATGGACATTACGAAAAAGGTAATATACAATTCATAACACACAGGGAAAATATAAGAAAGGTTGGGCAGTAATCATTGGTAAGGGTGATAAGCGGAGACCCTGCCTTGTAAGTCAGGCAGAACTTGATTTGCGGTGGGACTTATTTCAGGGCAAGATAACAAGAGAACAGTTTGATAAAGAAATGGAAAAATTGAAGGGAAAATAGTATGAAGTTAAAAATTTTAGGTGTACCAGAAGTCATAGTGGAGGAAAAAGAGATTATACTTTCATTGGTTGAGGGTGAGGATGGTGCAGTTACATTGGCTGCTGTCACAAAATCTGGAAAGCGTGTATTGCGGGGGACTATTTTAACAATACGCCCTGACGGAACAATGTATCGTAACAGAGCTTTAAGCCCCAATTTGGGTTTTAAACTCGATAAAGAAGAAAAAATTGTTGAGAGGAATAGTTAATATGCCGTACATTACAGATGACAAACGAAAGTTATATGCTGACGAGATTCAGCACTTTGAGACATTCCACGCCGCTGAAATACCAGCCGGGGAACTGAACTACTTCATCACTTCTTTGCTACACGCTGTAATAAAGAAGCAGGGATTGAAGTATGATGTCCTGAATAAAATCATAGGAGTTCTGAGATGTGTTGAAATATCTCTGAATGAAACAGTGGTTATTCCCTATGAGAAAACCAAGATTGTTCAAAATGGGTGTGTGTCTGAGTTAGATAGGGAATATCTTGAGGGGCTTTGGAATATGCTGGCTCGAAAAGAGGCTGCCACTGAAAAGGCGAAGTACACACCCCAGCAACATCAATCTCTGGAAGATGTGAGATGAGTAAGTCAGAGAAAAAAGACAAACTTCTCTGTATGTGTGGTGGCTCTGGGGGAGTACACTGATTATTTTACTGCCCCAAATGGAAAAACTGTTAGGATAAAACAGAAGTGTATTTGTCAAGCAATTAAAGAACATAAGGAGCAGAAAAATGACACCCGAAAGAATTGAGTTTTGGAAGAATAATTTAGTAGCAACATATCAGCTACACGATGACGAGTTTGACGAATTGATGACAATAGACCCCAAAGATTTACAATATCAGAATTGTGATGGGTATTGGATTGCTAATGTATCAACGCCCCTAAAAAATGAGTCTCTTGCATATCGTCTCAGACCTGATTATGTCGAGCCACAGAGTGAAAATACAAGAGAACCACTACCGCCTTGGGCGTGCCCAAAGGATGCACCTAATTGTCCACCGGATGAGAGAGATGTTTCTTATATTGGTGGTATCTCAGAATTAGCCGCCGCCGGAATAACGGCAGATAGTGTCCCAGATGAGTCGGATGCACCGAGTGTATCTTTTAGCGATGATTCTTTGAGGAATAGACTTACTGTTGCTGAGGCCGTACCCACAGAGATAAACGGGATTAAAATAGAAACCGGGGAAGACCGTGTGTTTGCTACCGGGGCTAAGAGACAGGCATCTGCGGGTAAAGGTTTACCTTCGCTACTCCCCCCGGATGCTCTTCTTGAAATATCAAAGCACCTTGAAGCCGCAGCCAGTAAATATGGCAGCCGCAATTGGGAAAAAGGCCTCCCGCTGAGTTCAATTCTTGACTCACTTCTCAGACACATATACGCTGAATTGATGGGAGATACTTCAGAGGAACACGCCAGAGCAATTGGCTGTAATACTCTTTTCTATATTGCAACAAAGAAACGTATCCAGCTTGGTCAACTTCCGTCTGAACTCGATGACATACCAAAATACTTAGGAACAAAACAGGAGATTAAAAATGAGACAGTTTAAATACTACATTAGCCACCCCATAAGCGATGGGGGAGTTCTTACAGAAGATATAATGAAAAAAAACTGTGAGGCAGCAATAGAATTTACGGAGTGGTTAGAGAAAGAGTTTCCCACCATCACTTTTTATTGTCCTGCAAGGCACGAAGAGTTTGTCCACACAACCTATATGGATAAACTTCTCACTATCCCGCAGATTCTCGATGTGGACTGTAAGATTATCGACAGTTGTGATGGGATGATAGTTTTCAATCCAAAGGATAAAGTGAGTGCCGGGATGCAGGTGGAAATAGACCATTGCTCAAAAATAGGAACTTGGATTTTTATTGTTAATCCGTATTATATCACTCATCCCACAGATTTGAAGACCCAGTTGCAACAATACTTTGAAAAGGTAGAGGATGTGAGAAATGCCTAAAACCTGTCCCCATTGCCACGCCGTGTGTTATAGTGAGTTTGCCATCTTCTGTGTATGTGGGCACAAGTTTGGCAGCGAATTAGAAGAACTGTTTGGAAAAGGTTTAGCAGACATCTTTAAGAAAAAGGAAACAGATGAAGAAAGAAAATAAAGTCTTGGTTGTTGGTGATATTCACCTTCCCTATTGCCGTCCAAACTACCTTCAGTTCTGCAAAGACACTTACAGGAAGTACAGATGCAATCAAGTAGTGTTCATCGGCGATGTTGTGGACTTACATTCTATTAGCTTCCACCCCAAGCGGCCAGATATGCCCAATGCCTCAGCAGAGTATGAGCTTGCAAAGAAGGCTATCTCTAATTGGCGTAAAGCATTCCCTGAAGCCAAGGTATGTATAGGCAATCACGATGCTCGACCCCTGAGATTAGCAGAGACCGTTTCTATTCCTGAAGAAATGCTGAAGAGTTTCTCCGAGATATGGGACACCCACAACTGGGAATGGGATTGGGAATTTGTTATTGACAATGTTTGTTATATTCACGGAACAGGATGCGGTGGAGAACATCCGGCATACAATAAGATGAAGTCCACCGGACTCAGCCACGTTCTCGGTCATTGTCATTCAGCAGCCGGAGTAAAGTGGCTGGCAAGTCCCAAGAGTCGTCTATTTGGTATGGACGTATCAACTGGTGTGGATGACAGGTCAATGGCATTTGCTTACGGCCAGTTTGCTCGAAGACGTTCAATATGCGGTTGTGGTGTGGTACTTAACGGAGTTCCTTACTACGAGATTATGCAAATAGGAAAAAAGGAGAGGTATTACGATGGAAGATAAGATAACTACTGAATGTTGGATTGACCTCAAAAGTTGGGCATTGCCACTAAGGGTTACTTGGTGGGGTGGGGAGGCTTTTAGCAGTTTAAAAATTGGAGCAAAGCCAGATATACTGTATCATAACTTGGATGTCCAGTTTCTTTGTTTTGGAATTAGATTTGAGAGGTGGCTTAATGAAGGATAAAAAACCATCTTTGAAAGAGACGATTGCAGATATAAATAAAGAGTACGGCATAGGCTCTATTATGCAGATGAGTGAGGATAAGTATGATAAGACGGAGGGTATCCCAACAGGTGTGCTGTCCTTGGACATTGCTCTTGGTGGTTTTGGTATCCCCAAGGGAAGAATAGTGGAGTTCTTCGGCCCAGAGTCAAGTGGAAAGACTACGCTGGCATTGTCAGTTATTGCCAACTCCCAAAAAGCTGGTGGAGTAGCTGCTCTGATAGATGCTGAACACGCCTTTGATACAACTTGGGCAAAGAAACTTGGTGTTAATGTCAACGATATTTTGGTTAGCCAGCCGAACTCAGGGGAAGAAGCTCTCAATATAGTTGAAATGCTTGTGAAGTCAAATAACATTGATATTATTGTTGTGGATTCAGTTGCAGCCCTAACACCGCTTGCTGAACTATCTGGGGATATGGGGCAATCACACGTTGGACTTCAGGCAAGATTGATGAGTCAAGCTCTGAGAAAGCTCACGGGTATCGTAAGCAAGAGTAAAAGCTGCATCATCTTTATCAACCAGATAAGAATGAAAATCGGCGTTCTGTTCGGAAACCCTGAAACAACGACTGGTGGAAATGCTCTGAAGTTTTACTCTTCTGTAAGACTTGACATCAGGAGAATAGCCACAATTAAGGACAATGAGTCTGCTATCGGGAATACAGTAAGAGCTAAGGTTGTTAAGAATAAACTTGCACCCCCTTTTAGAGAGGCTGAGTTTGACATTATGTTTAAAGATGGCATAAGCTACGAGGGGAATCTGCTTGATTTGGGTGTTGCTAAAAACATCATTGCCAAGAATGGTGCGTGGTTTTTGTATGGAGATACTCAACTGGGACAAGGACGAGAGAACGCCAAGAAGTTTTTGGCTGACAATCCTCTTACTGTGGAGGAAATAAAGGGGAAGATAAAATGATTATTTTCACATCAATTGTAATAGCTTTGTTGTCATTAGTAGGATGGAAGATTTAGAATTTTCAAAAAATGAATAAAAAAATTGGGGGACGAAGCTGATTAGCCTAATCCCCCGTTTCTTATTTAATTGTGTGTCCAAGTGTCCACAGGAACTTAGCTGTCCAGCAAAGAACTGCAAGAACAATACTCCCAAGCAATGAGAACACCCCTGCTATAATCTTTCCGTGAAGATGCAGGTGATTCTCAAAGTGTTTACACAAGGCATTCTGCTTAACTGCAAAAACAGCAAGACTCTTTTCAATAGAATCCAACCTGTCCTCGATTGTTTTTCTCGGTTTGGTTTTTCGTGGTTTAACCATTTCTTGCTGCTCCTTTAATTCTGTTTCTCGCTATCTCTTTCGCTTTATCAACTTGAGTTTTAATAGCTTTAACTTTCTGCTCATCACTCATAGAAGACCACATTGGTCTATCTATTATTTCTCGCAGTCTGGGATTCAACACTTCTTTAACAGTCTCCTGATAAGCCTTGTATCGGGCATCGTTAAGTTTCCACGTCCCCATACTCTTTGACATCCCACCGATTGAAACCCCAAGGGATGTCATTTGTGTCTGGATGTCTTTGTCAAGTCCCTTCTGAACCTCAGCCCCAACTTTAGCTTGCTGCTTAATAGTTTCTCCAACGTATTCATAGTTATTGGGTTTTACCTTAGCAGCTTCCTTCTCAAGTTCCTTTAGAGAAGTTGAATAGCCTCTTAGTTGTTTCTGCTGAGCATCTGATAAGTCATCCCATTTTTTGGAATACTTTTCCTCAGCCAGTTTATTCTTCATCTTGGTAACAGCAGTTGAGGCATACTCAGTAACTTCATTAGTTCCCTGAGAGAAAGTCTCAGCAGCACCACGACTTAATGTTTGTGCCCATCCTTGGTCAATAGCTGCCTCCCACGTAGCCGCAAGAATCTGAGGTGCTAAAGCATTTCCAATTTCCCTTCCAGCCAGATAAATACCTTTGCCAGCCTTTTCTCCAAAAACATTCTGAAGACCTTGAACCTCACTGGCAAACTGTTTACCAAGAGGGCCTTTTTCTCCAGCCGCATACGGAGCTAAGTCAGGCATCTCTGTAATATCTTTTCCCATAAAGTCTGTGCCAGTCCACCATCGGGCAATAAGACCCAACACTGGATTACCTCTTCCTTTAAGGTACTGTTCGATAACGTCCTGTCGAGGAACTGACTTTATTTCACCTGCTTGCGTTTTTGTTTTACCAGCAATAAGTTTGGCAATGAATCTATATTTCTGGATTTCACCTCCACCTAAATCAAATGAGCTATCTCCGGCAACTATCTTGCCCCAGTTAGAGGAAAGAATATTGTTATCACTATATAATTTAGGACTGCCATCTTTCTTTCGTGCCCACTCATACTTACTTGCAAGTTCCTTGCCAATCAAAGTAGTGATACTTGATACGAGAATCATCTTTGCTATATCAGTTGCAATTGCAGAACCAATATAAGTTCTACTTCCTTCTTTTGTTACTGCATCAGAGAATATTTTAAATCGTGCAGTTGTTACACTGGCAGAAAACAAAACGTGATTGGCTGCTTTCTGAACCTTCTTCATATCCGGATTTTTGGCACGGAGAACTTTTACCAATGTATTGATTGCACTGGCTCGGTTAGTTCTATATAACTGGGCTTTAGCTAAGGCTTCTCGTGCAGCAACATCTCCCTGAGAGGCTCTCTGAGTAAACTCAGCTTGCATCTTTGGAGTTACCGGAAGACCGGCTTTCTCAAATTCTGACATAGCAGTATCATACATACTCTGCACAAGATAATCGTGAGCAGCAGCGAAACCTCTTTCTGCTCCACGAGTTATTTTACCCAATGCTCTCAATGGAGAACCCAAGGCCTTACCAATTGGCCCTGCTGTCTCTCCAGCGTGTGATAATTTCTGGGTTAAGTGTGTACTAAGAGAAAACTGTTCTGCCCGTTCCCCAGAATATGCAGTAGTAGTTAATCTGTTTATACCATCATTGGAAGCCTGTTCGTAGTATTTGCTTGCCTGAGTCTTTGCTTCTATATTCTCAGCGTATTTTTCGCTGACATAAGCTCTTGCATTTACCCCAACAGCTTTAGCAAACAGAATAGGATGTCTTAATGCTATCGTGCTTGCCTGTCGTGCTATCTGAACATCCAAACTGACAATCAACTTTGCGGCAGCCTGAATATCATTTTCCAAACCAAGTATTCCGTAAGACTTTGCTCTCATAACTTCCTGAGAATCATACAAAGACGTTGCTACTTTCTTTCCAAGAATACCCTCTATATATTGAAATTGACCTCTCTGTAAAACCTCTCCTTTATTCCAAGCGTCAAATGCTTCTTTAGCATTATTAACTTTGAACACATCTTTATATTTTCCGATTATTTTATCAGATATTACATTCATTTCTTCAGGGTTGAAATTGGGGGATGGAACTTTAAAAGTCTCAGCCTTGCCCCGCATACCCTCTCTTGCTTTTTGCAATGCTTCCGCTGGAGGAGTTCCCTTCGCAATCTCCTGTTTCATTATCGACTCGTAGGCAGTAGCTTGCTGTGCCCGCAATTCTTTGACAGCAGGTTCTCTCAAACCAACTGTATATTTCTTAGCGTCCTCTACATTAGTGGCAGCCTTCTTAGATATGGATTCAATTGTAGCTGGCTCAACTTTTGCAACTGGTTTAGCCTGCCCAACATTTGCAAGGTCAGCCGCAGTCTGCACCATCTTCTGTCCAACTACTTCCTCACCACTGAGTGGTAAATCTCTGAGAGCCTTAGCCTGAGATTCCTGTACCGGGGTTGCCTTTGGTCGCATTGCTTCTGTTTCGAGGGCAATTTCCTCGTTTAATTTATTCCATTCAGGACTTTGTGGTTTAAAATTATCCCGTTCTGCAACAAGCTGCTTAAAACGCTCTGATACGGTAGTAGTCTTGGGGAGGGGTTCAGATGTACCTTTACCCTGAGTCCTCCCAAGGCCTGCCTTGTTAGAGGCCTTCCCAACCGCCCCAACAAGAGCCATACCCGCAGGAATACCAGCAGCTATTGCTATGTCCTCAAGAGAGCCACCCCCGGCAGCAGCAATGCCACCCATTGCAGCAGATTGTGGGGCTATTTTAGTGGCAGTTTTTCCAAGTTTACCTATAATACCTTTTGCTGCAATCTTACCACTTAATGTATTTCCCAACTTACCAGCAGCATTAAATGTTGCATAAGTAACAACACCCTTGCCAGCAGTACCTCCAGTTGCTTCATTTTGTAATTCCCATATAAGAGGTTCTGGGACTCCCGGAAATGCTTTTCTTAGAAGAGTCAGTTGAGCAACAAATCCTGTAACTCCCCCTATAACATCAGCAGCTTTATCTTTGAATCCCTGAGCTTCGCTAACAGCCGCAGAAATGTCTGCATCTTTTAATCTGTTGGCTTCTGCTCTTTTATAAACATCTGCTAAATCCACTTGGGATTCACCAGAAATAACCTTTAACTTCCCCTCCTTCACATCCTCTAAAGCCTTAACTGCCCACTCATCGGGTTTCATTCCAAATAAAGAGCCAAATGTTCCCTTCTTGTGGGGAGTACCATAATTTTGTAATTCTTTAAATTCAGCTTTAGTGATTGGTTGATATGTAAATACCTTTTGATGGAGGTCTTCTCGGATGATATTTAAAGCCTCAGCATCAGTGAGAGCTTTACCAAATTCTGATTTAGTGCCAACTGCCTGAACCGGACTTGCAACAGCGGTGTTATAAATCTGTTTGAGGGTTCTTTTTATAAAGCCTTCTTTGGGTTCAGACACAGCTTCCCCACCAAAATCTGCAAAATTTAAACCTCCACTTGCAGTCTTGGTAGTTTGTTCTTGTGTACCACCAAATTCTTCAAAGTTAAGTGCCATTATAAAACCTTTAGTTTAGGGTCTGCTTTTTTAGCTTCAGCTAATTTAGTCTTCAATATTGTTCCAATTGCACCATCACCATTCATAACACGAATGGTATCTCCCCCGGCAGTATCTTGTGGTGTAGTCTGTTGATTAACAATATCAACCAATTCCGGATAACGCTGTTCCCATCCTAAACCCAACTCAGCATTAGCAACTCCGTAAGCATCTTGAGTAGTTCCACCCTCTGTAATTTTATTTACCATTTTTCCGGCAGTAGTCAAAACCTTAGAGTCAGAAAACAATGGTTTTTCTTTGGGCTGCATCTGAGCAGGAGACATCTCTGGGATATAAATAGCGTCCTTGGCCTGACTGATTATTTTGGAGCGGAATAAATTCTTTTGTTCATCAGATAAAGAATTGTCTTTGTCAACCAAAGCAAATCTACCTTTAAGGGTACGTCTCCAATTTTGTAAATCTGCCATATCATTTTGGAATGCGGCGTTGGCATAGCCCACAAGAACTTCGTCAGCGGCAGCATAGTTTGTCATCCCTGTCTTAGGGTCAACCGCTGCACCTGCATTAAGCATTCTTCTCTGATAAGCAGCATAGGCCATTGCTTCCTGTGCCTCATACTTATTTTGAATGGTAGCTTCTGGACTCAACTCTGGAGCAGCCGGACGAGAATAATTGGAAGTGAAACTTGGAGTCTCAGCCGGAGTTTCCTCCGAGGGAATCCCCATCCAATTTTCTTTCTGTCCGTTTTTATTGACAACTTCTGCCATCAACCTGTAATTGGCCGGTAAAGAGGAATTAACTTCCTGTCCACCTGATTCAATATTGTAGGTTTTTGGAGAGTCTAATTTTGATTGATACATTGGCATAATTTACTCCGAACACTGTTTTAAAATATCATCTAATCCAGCAAGTCGTCTATCTATGTCTTCTAATTCTGTGGCTTTTTCAATGGACTTCATATCTTTAATCGTCAATAGATAATCTCGCTGTTTCTTTAAGGACTCAACGGAGACCTCAGTAGAACTTACCGTAATAAGCCTAACTACGCCATTCCCCAGATATTCCACTTTTGTATCTACCATACCATTACTCCATTTTCTTCTTAGGCTATAAGCCCCAACTCTTGCAATCTATCAATCACTGTGTTTATAGAGTTCTTGCAAGAAGTTAAATCTGCCTCTAATTTTGTCTTGTCTATGGTATCCGTTCCAGTTAAATCCTGTGTAGCCGCATCACCCACTGTTGCTGGCTGGTCAACTGGTGCGGCGTTATAAAATCCAAGTAATTGATTAGTGGCAGTTCCTATTTTAGTACCCGTAGTTGTAGCTAATGCCACATTTGCACCAGCGGGTAAACTTATCCCACCGGTTAGCGTGGTCAAGCCGGTAACACCAAGAGTCTCTGAGAATAATCCAGCACCGGTAACATCAAGTGCAACAGTTGGACTTGCATTTCTTATCCCCACGAAACCATAATTCGTACCCGCATAACTTCTACAAAGAATTATATTCCCGTTACTACCTGCTACTGCACCAGTTCCACCAATACCACCATACAGATAAAAATTGCCACCTGCACCACCGTTGCCATAACTGTAAATACTATTACCACCATTACCACCTATAAATTCAGCGTAGCCACCGTTGCCTGCGTTTCCATAATTATTATTGCCACCCGCACCAGCAGTCAATAGGAAATTACCGCCACCGCCAGAAGCAAATGAATTTCCAGCAGCACCAGTTCCAGATATTAAATAAAAATTGCCACCTGCACCGCCTCCGGCGGCAACATTACTTCCACCTGTTCCTGATTGCAGTTTTACAAGTCCACCAGTACCCCCTGCACTTATACCTGAACTCTGGCCACCAACGCCACCATATCCTTCAAAAGCCCCACCTGCACCTGGGGTACTTCCACTACTGCTACCACCTATTCCACCTGTAAATTTATTTCCTGACCCATTTGAACCTGCATTACCACCTCCGGCTGAACCATTTGCTCCAACTGATAATATCTGTCCTTGTGTTAGGGTCAACGACCCTGTAGATAATACAAAAGTTAAAATAGAACTGGAAGACAAGTTATTTGCCCCAGTCCAAAATGCGAGACTTGTGCTTGCACCAGTTCCTAAAACTACTGTTCCGGTAGCATCAGGAAAAGTTATTAACCTCGCCACAGAGGTTGCTGTCCCGGTAAGTGTCAATTTATAACCACTGGGGTCATCAGAATTTAAGACTATTTGATTACTATTAGCGGTTAGATTTAGACTCGTTGCGGTTATTATTCCTACACCAAGAGTTCCAGTTGTAATGAGGTTTTCATCCCCTAAACTTATGTTTCCTGTGGTATCTGTGATAGAACCAGAGGCAAGGACAAGAGTATTACCAGCACCAACATTTATTGTTGCTCCAGCATTTGCACCACGTGCAACAACAGTTCCGAGAGTATCTACCTCAGCAGTTAAGTAAACGGAAGTATCCAATGCCCAAGTATTTAACGCTGTCTTCTTTAAGAAGGCAGTAGTTGTAAATCCCAAAGCAGCTATTGCATCAAGGTCAGCATCCTGTGTCTGGTAAGAACCAGCCGCCTGAAATGCAGCGGAGTGTTGACCATCAAGTAGGTCTGCATTGAGGTTTGTTCGCATTGTGGTAGAACTGCCGTTGGCTACATCATCCATTGTAGCAGAACCCGACAAAACACCAGCCGTTCCTTTAATCACACCTGCAAATGTACCAAGTGTCAGTCCCCCAAAAGTGGGGGTTGCTGCTGTGTGAATATCTTGGGGTAAGGATAGTGTTACAGTTCCATCACCATCATTGGCAATAGAAACCTGATTCGCTGTGCCAGCAATCCAAGAAGCAAGATTACTAACTGAAGCCAACACACCTCCTGTACCGGTTGCAACCAATCGTGTTGCTGTTAATCCAGTTAGGGTAAGCCCAATAAAGGTTGGACTTGATATGGTGGTCACACTCTGAGAAGCTATCCATTTTGTTAAATGGTTTAACTCTGTCTCAAGATGAGACCAATCATTAGGTATAAGATGTATTCGTTGAGGTCTCACTATCAGCAACCTTTAAATATACAATCCTTGATTTTGATTAGCTATCTGTTGTTCGGTAGTTAGCTTGTACCTTGCATTCTGTGCAGCAGTGAATGCTTGAGACTGTTCATTTTCAGCCTTATTTGCTTTTATCTGTTGCATACCAAGAGCATAATTTAACGCGGATGATTGACTCTGTGATGCAGACTGCATTTGAGTCTGTTTCTCAGCAGATGCAAGTGATAATCCCAACCTGTTTGCGGCTGCTGCAATTTCATCCTTGGCTCTCTGTTCTTCTGAAGTAAGTTGTAATCCCAGTCTATCTTTAGCGGCAGCATCCGAAGCAGCCTGTATCTTTTCAGCCGAAGTTATCTGCAATAATTTTTCCTGCATACTGGCAGTAATGCCCATTGCTGTTATTTTCTCCTGAGAAGTCAACTGCATTCCAGTACGCTCTTTTGCAGCTAAATCAGAAGCAGCTTGTAATTCCTCTGCTGATTCAAACTCAGACATTGTAGGATTTTTAAATCCCTGAACAAGTTGAGCAGTAGTTGTATAAGCACCCACCATACGCCCTGTCCGGGCTTCCTTGGCTGCTGCAACTGCTGAAAGAGCAGTGTTTAATTTGTCTGTCCTTACATCCTCAATGTTGGCAAACTCAGCGGCACGATTTCGAGCATACCTTGATGTAACACCTGATGCCATAGAGCCAGAAGACATACCAGAGGAAACCAAACCAGCCTGTTCCTTGGAAGCACCGGCTTTTAAATTCTCATCTACAAGTGCCCTTTGACCTGTGCCATAAGTTCCCCCGGCAGCGTACATATCTGCTGTCTGTGTCAACTCAGGAGCTATATCTGTGGATGCTGTTTCTCTGGCCTTATTTGCCTCAGAAATCATTTGGTTATATCTTGTGTTACTTGCCTCTAATGCTGACTTATAACGAAGAGCTTGTTCATTTGCCATCTTAATTTCCCTTTTCTGTTCCAGCCACAGTATAGCGGATTTTTAAACCCTCTAATCCCCAACTGGTATCTACTACATTTTGTTTAAACAAAACAGCAATCGACTCACCACTAATCTTTTCGTTAATGGATGCCTGACGACCGCCGCCCGTAATTGTTCCTGTATGTGTGTAGATTAAAGTTCCATCTTTTAATCCCTTGACAATTTCCTCAACAGATTTACCTTGATAAAGATACCAAGTTAATCCATCTGAATCTTCTGAAAGAACAATCTGAATCTCTCTAATCTTAATGTTAGCCCGTATCATATCACTAATTGTAATAGGGCCAAAAAGAACATAACTCTCAATAGCAGTCCCATCATCAGATTTCTTAGCAGGGTTAAATTTTCTGATATATCCATCGTAACAACCGAGAAGCAAATCTGAGTTACCAGCATCGTAGTCATTGACATATAAAAATGAAGCTGGGACACAACCCGTTGCATAGGCATCGGGGAGTATAGCATCATTAGCTATATCATACACAAAATTAACAGCCCAGCTACCATCCTGCATCGAAATAGAAACGTGAACTGTGTTGTTATCCCTGTCAAATCCCAAGGAAACTCGGTCAGTTTTCTTATTTAATTTTAAAGTCTTGAATAAATTTGGTAATTTTCTGAATGATATGTTATCAAGAGCAATGCCCTCTGTTGCCATACCATTTGGTACTTTGAAAAATCCTGTCATTCCCACAAGAAATAAATTACCTGCATTATCCCAACAGTAACTTTCTGGAGAGAATATTCCAGTCTCATCTGTTAAGCTACTTAATGCACCTGAGCCGGTTGAACCACCCCTTAAAATGTAAATGGAATTGGCTAAACCAAAAAGCAGATAATTGTCTTTATATCTTATCAAAGACACTAATGAATCTGCAACCTGACCGGCTTCAGAACTCTGAGAACTGATAGCCGCCTGAACATCAGTTTGACCTGTATCTAAATCAAGTGGGTCTCCTTGTCGGGTAGCAAACCATTGATTGGGGTTGAACATTGAGTTCATCCATATACGTCCCTCGAAGAGACACATTATATTTGAACCACCGTCAGGAAAAGAGCCATCCTCCAAAATCCAGTTTAACCAATGGGGAGGGGCTTTAACATCTGAGGGTGTTATATAATTGCTAACATCTAATTTTATTGGGTTGGTTGCATCAAACTCGGTAGTAGTAGTTCTGAATATAAGGTGTACTGTTGCACTCACTGCACCGAAGTAAATCCCAGCCGCAAGACTTGTATCCTGAACAACTGTATCACCGATAGTTAAAGTTCCTGTAAGTACACCCGTGATTTTTGTATTCACCATATCTATCTTGTGATAGCCGGATGTGTTAATGTCTGCTGTTGCCGGACGACCATCTGCTATCCAAATAGTCTGGTACGCTGGCACAACTGCAAAGTAGCCGTCAGTATTTAGGTCACCGTTTGTCCACCCGTTATCTGCATTTAGCTCAATGAGACTCATCACATACCTCTAAATATGAAATAGCTGATAGGAATAAACTTGTCCCAAAGTCAGCGTTAAGCAATCCTATTGCAAGGTTACATTTATTGCAAAGAAGACCACGAAATTTTCCAGTTATATGGTTGTGGTCAGTTTGAGTTGCCTTCTCCACTCTACAAATATAACATTTACCACTTTGATTTTTAAATTGTGTTTCCCAAATACCTTTAGTTTCTTCCCAATCTTTTCCCAAATGAAATTGTTTATGGATGTTTTTCCATCTCTTCTCATCCTTTTTTGGTATTCGTCTTTGGGCAATTTTATCCTTATTTTTTAAGTAATAGTTTTTTGAGCGTAATCTCATTTCATCTATATTATCAAAGTATCTTTTCCGCTCATAGACCGCTTTCCCAGCCCTATTTCTTATGCGACATTCTTTAACTTTGTCTGGGTTTTCTTTTCTCCACCGTGCCATATATTTTTTCTGGTACTCTCTTTTGACTTTTAAATCAGAATGGGGCATATTAAAAACTTTCTATTAAAATTTTATTGTGAGAAAATGCTGCTACAATATTTTGGTATCTTCCACCACCAACAAAATTCTGAAGGTCACTCCACTGCCAAGACCCATCTATAAATTGCCACTCTACATTTGAATATGTTTCAAGGGTAGCAACTGTTAAATCTAAATCAAAATCTATTTGGTCGTTTGGCAAATCCAGTTCAGGATAATCTGCTATTTCACCGGGAAGAATTATGATATATCCATCTGGTATCCAAGGTACGGCTGGGGAATAACCCACTACTTGCCCAGCTACTACAAGGTCATAACCTGTTATAGAACTACTGTCTCCAGTTATAAAAATCTGAGGTGCAAGCCAGAATACCCACACATCACCAACAGTAGTTAATTCTGTTTCGGTGTCATAGGTGTCAACACGCCAGAATATTACCCTACCACTGTCAAACAAACTGAACCCGGTGTCATAACTTAAACCTGATGTAGTGCTTTTCAGTACCCAATCAGTTCCTTCCCATTTATATATCTTAGATTCCACAGACATTTAAGTCAATTCCCAAGTTAAGTGTAATATGTTTTTACAGTTCCCTGATAAATTAGATGGAAATGGGTTTATAGCTTTTGGTGGAGGCTCTACAACTTCACCTACACCCAATAAATCACATCCAAAAGATATTGTTGCTGTTGGATTTACGGGTAATTTAAAACAGACTGCAAATCTTCCAGTTGTTGCAAAAGGCCCAGTAACATTTAAACCTGTGGTTGAAACTTGAAGTTTAGCCACCTTACCAGCAGCAGAAATATTTCCAAAAGAACGTCCCTCACTTAAAGACCATATCCCTGTATCTATATTATAAAATTTATAAAAAAGAGGAACATCTTGCCCTGCAAAACTACCGCCACCCAATGTAACAAAGTCATCGTCAGCATTTCCAAATACATAAATAACAATAGCATACCAAGTATCTTCTGATAAAGTTATACCACTGAAATTAAAATCAACATAACTTTCTCCCTCTGCAATAGACCTACTTCCAGATTGAATACTTGCAAGTTGGGCAATGGGTGTTGGAATGCCTTCCTCATCTTCAGTGCAACTCCAGAGAGTTACCCAGAATGGGGCGTTATCCCCAGCTTCCACAAGACCTACATTAAATTTTGTAGAGAAAACACAGGCCATTATAATTCCTTAAAGAAAATTTTAGTAGCACCGTCACTTCTTCGTCCTATTGCTAAGACCTGTTCTTGAAATCTACCACCACCTCGGCCATCGTTTGATACCCAAGATTTTGTACCTTCGTCCCAAACTTTAGTTTCATCATAAGTTGGTGGTCTTGGTACAGCAAAGTTAAAATAAACTGGTACTGTTAATCTACCAATCAAATTAACAAATTCAACCAAGGAAGCAGAAGCATCCCTGTACATCTGGAAGCTGCCAACTCCGGTTATTAAATTTATAAAAGCTATTGTGGCCGATGATGTTTGAAGAACAACTTCACTCAAATCTGCTGAGAGTTCTGACATCAAAAATAAAGTTGATTCCCCCCCAAACAAAGTTACTTCAGTAATTGATGCTGTTAAGTCAGATACCATTGGCAGAGTTGCAGAGGAGTCAATATAAGAAGCATCCGCTGAATACGTTCTGAACATACAATCAACAGTTGGGAATACTGTCCAAGATGAACCACTATCCGTACTTCTTGCCGCCTGACCCCCAGAGTATGCTCCTCCATCATCATATTTCCAATAAACAGCAGATGTGGCAGAACTTCTATAAACCTGCATTGCATATTTTGTTGTACTGGTAACAGCAAGGGGTGTAACAAATACCATCTCTTTCCACTCTCCCGCCGTATCAGTAGTAAGTGTATCCCCAGCAAATGTGCCAGCAGCTAAAACATCCCCTGTGGGTTTATTGTTTATATCAACTGCTCTAATACTTATCGTAACTGTACCTGTTGAAGCTCCAGCACGATACATTAACAATCCAACACTCACAAAAGAATATGAGGAACTTGCCGTAAAGTTCATTGTCCACCAAGTGGTATTGGTAATTGCCAGAATACTGTCTGCACCAGTATCATAATAATCTTTTAAGGTACTCATAGTATTACGCCGGTTCAGTTATACTTATTGCTAAATCACCCGCTACAATTCTAAATATTCCAGAGGTTACTTCCACAGGTGCATCCAAAGCACCAAATCTCAGTAAATTTCCACCACTTTCAGCATCAAAAGCTACAATGTAAGTAAGTGTTCCCCAACTTCCCGTTGCTTCAGGAAAAGTTATATTGGAAGCATTCACAGCACTATCACCACTTGCAGCAGCAAATGCAGCACCAACAGCATCAACGCGAGCATAGCCGTTACCAACTGGTTCAGTAACACCAGTGCCATCAACTGCTGGGGTTGATGTGGACACACCCCACCAAAGATGTGCTGGCAATGTATATGTAGTTTTTCCGTTGAGATGGTCAATAACTTTTTCTTTTTCATAATTTGTAAGCATTTTATTTTTCCTTATACTACTGGACTAATGTAAGTGGTGTTAATTGTGATTATTTTCAAAACTGGCTGGTCATCTCCAACCTGTTCATCAAACGCTTTATCCATTCCGGGTCTCTGCCCACCACGAGCCATATTCTCAGAAACGTCTCTAAGTCTAATATTAAGTAGCAGGGGGGAAGTTGCTAACTGTTGATTTTTATAGGCTACATTTAAAGCATAACCAGAAAAAGGAAAGAACAGTTCTTTTACTAATTCGTCAGTCATTTAATTCCACCTTAATACTGAAATCTATTTCCATTTATTATACCAACATTGCCCCTTGATAACATACCAAGCTGAGGGCCAAATGTCCCAACTGTATTGGGTTTACGTATTGCATTCTCTTGTATTGCTTGAGGCAGAAGAGTACTGTAAAGATTGGTTGTGTGTGCAGTTTTTGCACCATCTTCATCAAACATCTCAACCTCAGCTAAACAGAACTCTGCTAAGACGTGAGATATATTTGCAGGACAACAAGGAACATCTGTATCAGCCGTTAGGACATTTGTAAATATCTTATATTCGTAATGATACTCAATGGCTTGAATTGGAACGGGATAAAAAACTACGTTGCATCTCACTCCGACATTTACATCATAAGAACTTGTAAACGTATAGTGTATAGGTATTCCACTCTGTGGATAATACATTTGATATTCCCATATACGAGAAATTGTTTCCTCAGTGGGATTAACAAATGAAGTATTTGGAAAGCACTTGAACGGAGTTTTTATGACTGCATAATCATCTGGCAACTCATAAGTATCTTTTTCAGCGTCAACCTTCAATGTTGCCTGCTTGAGTAAGAATCCCCAATCAAGAGCCAGAAATTTACGATAAGCGTCATTAACACGCCTCTTGGCTTTTGCTATTTTTGTTGCATCCGTAGTATCTCTGCCAGCACCCTGATACTCAAGGACATCTTTGTATAGCTCCGAGAAAGTTTTATTTAAGGTACTTTCCATTATTTATTCCTTTGATAATTCTTTTTTTCCTATTTGGTCTGCCGTGAGATTATCAATAGTTAATTGTCTCTTGGCTAATTCATCAACCATTATCTTATGACTCTGCATCACAGCAATCATTTCAACGGCATTAAGAGTCTGTCCACCTACTGTACCCCTGAACTGAGATATTATTTGATATACATTTTTAATAGCATCGTCTAAACTAATTGGATTCATAAAAACCTCTCTTAAAAAGTGAAGGTGAGGCTAACTTCCTGTCAACCCCACCATCACGCAATTAAAGAGATTCCATTCTCTCTCAACGCCTAATTAAACACCAGCATCCTGTAAAGCAGGGATGTAATAGGTGGTAGCACCAATCTTGACGGGAATCATAATATCACCCGTTGCAAGAGCAGGAGCATCACCAGTTGAAGCATAAGCACCAATTGATGCCGCAGCGTCAACTTCCAACAATTTAAGGAAACCAAGGTCAGTTCCCTTTTCAATCAAGATAGCTGTTTTCAGGGCTGTGTTGATTGTGCCGCGAGTACGCAGTTTAAGGGCATACTCTTTGGTATTAACTCCACCCTCACGGTTGCAAGATACATCGAGGCCACCAAACTCATCACCAGTATCAGCAGCTAAATCCTGAGCGTCAACATTCAAACCTTTAACAGTTGACTGTACGCTTCCAACTTTAGCTGATACACTGATTAAGTTTTCCAGACCACCAACTATTCCGCCGCTTCGGTTACTTACATTGGCATTCAAACCCCTGAAGTAAAATACTTCCGCATTTGCAACATAGTTGCTACCAGAAATACGCAACAGGGCATCATCGCAACCAGCAGTAATTAGAACACCCTCAGTTTTATCACCAAGGATTCCAACACCCCAACTACGAGGGCCAGCCGCTCCAGCACCTCTAAACACATCCCCAACGTCAATCAACAGACCGTAAAAATCACCAGTCGTAAGTTCATTGCGAGAAAGTTTCATCTTCTCATCAGAAATTGTTGAATAGTCGTTCTCATCATAACTAAATTCTAAACTCATTGTAAATTCCTTCCTCTGCTATTATGCAGTACCATATACAAGAGCCTGAGATTTCCTATTCTTACAAACAAGCTGAACGCTGAAATCTACGTTCGTTACAGCTACGTTAGGATTGCCCTGCATCAACTGCGGAGCAGATTCCTTAAACTCATAACCCCTGAGAACAACTGTCTCAAGTTCGTTTGCGTTGACGAAATATGCAGGATACTTACCCTGTAAAGTCTCAACTCCAAAACCACCATCAGCAACGAGGTCAAGATATTCAACAGTTTCCATTGGAATACCATTGAAAGCGTGTTGACCGTTAAACTTCGCAAGGTCAAAGCCGAAGTTATTGCCGAGGTTGTAATGACGAAGAATTATACCCCAAGCTACTGAGAAGGCAGTGTTGACATAAATCTTATAGTTGCCCAGTGGATTCTTGTCCACGATATGAGCAATGTTCTGTGGTGCTTTGAACTTTGTCTTAATCTGGGCAAGGTTCATTGCATTCAACAGAGACAGCGAATCCTCTTCAATAGTGGAAGCAATAGTTCCAGCAACCAAATTAGCTACTGGAGTAGTGTGTGTACCAACATAGTTAGCCCAAAGGGGATAAGTAGTTGGGTTGATGTTACCAACAGTCGTCAGAACATTAGCACTTCTATCCAAAGAAGTAGTACCGGCTTTAGAAATCCAATAAGGAATACCCCTGAGACTTCCAAATTCAGTTGCTTCTCCAATAATAGTCTGCCAGCAGGCTTCCTCAAATATGCCAGCCATCTTGGTCATAGTTTCGTGACGACCAACTTCCAGAATATCAACGATACGTTCTGGGTCTCTGTTCATAGCGGTCTCGTGGTCATCATACATCCAATAGGTGTACAGATGTGCCCAAGGAGATTCACCAGTTACCAGATAATCTTCGTGGTTGTACTCTCTTGTTGCATACAGGCCGGTGAAGCCACCCTTTGTGGATTTCTTCAAGGCAGTTCTAAACTCTACCTTTGTGCCGCCAGTTGCTTTCATCCCTTTTGCAAGGGCACGATTCAGAATTGGGAAATCCTGATGTTCCGCAGGAGAACCCCATTCTAATCTTTTACGAAACGGAATTGTTGCATTCACTAAATCGAGAATGCTTGATTCCGGTACATAATTATTACTGTTTGCCATTTTCTTTTTCCTTTACGTTACCAGCCGCCCTCACCCTTACTCAAGACTTTAGTAACGGCTTTAACCAACTCTTGTCGTTGGTCTTTTGTCACTACCTTTGAACTCTTTTTAGATGAAGGTCTCTGGATAAGATTTTTTTCTCTTTTTTCTACCTCGCTAAGCACCTGCTCGCGGGTAACTTTCTTCTTCTGAGGATTTTTATTTTCATAAAGACTCATTGCAGCATCAAGAGCCTCCTCAAGAGAAACTTTTTGTCCACTTACTGAAGCACCTATGAGAATATTGTCTGCTGATTCCCAAACACTTTGTCTCATTGCAAGTGCAACTTTGGACATTTCCTTGCTGTTTCCAAACTCTGTGTACTCAGCAGATTTGTTATCAAAGAACTCATCAATCTTCTTGTCCCTCTCTATTTCAGAGGCCGAGGTAGATTCTTCATTCTTGTTAGCAACCACTTTTGTTAAGTTTGAAAGTTGAGTAGTCAGGGAATTAACAACATTTTTCAACTCCTTGACCTCATCCAAGTCATCGTCTTTGACTTCGACTTTCAGGGTAGCTGGTTTAGCTTCCTGCTTCGGGATGGTGAGTGCAGCTTTTTCTTTTAGTTTTCTTCCAATTTCACCAAGCTCTGTTGATACTCTGTCAGAACTTGCTGCTAATCCGGTTAAAACCTTTTCTGCTTTATCACCTAAATCCAAAACGTCTTGGTCAGTAAGATGATTTCTTTTAGCAGCCTGTAAAAGACGTGGTGGTAGATTCAGTTTTCCAAGTTCTTCCCCAACCTTGCCAGTAGTGTCAGATTTCTCTTCCACTTTAGCTGCCGGAGCAGATTTGTCTGCTGTATCTTCAACGACTTTTTCTTCTGCTTTATTTTCTTTTTTTTCCTCAATAGTAGGAGGATTTACGATAGCGTCAATTGCCGCTACCTCATTCTCTCTATCAATGATAGCCTCATCACTGGATAGTTGAATGTCTTCATTAACCTCTTCCACTGAACTATCTGACTTTTCATCGCCAGTACTAACTTCGTTTTCGTTTGCCACTTTATTTCTCCAATTATATGCTTCTCTTCTCTTATAGGAAACATTCCTATTTTAAGAAGAGGTAGGTTACTTCGGAGTTCCGTCTCTTATTCACTTAAAAAATATTCCGCTATAATCTCAAAGTCCATTGCAGTTAAATATCTTTTATACAAATTAGACACTATGTTTGATGGTACAGCCAATGTCATTTTTACATCATCACCCATAACCACTATCCCATATAATGTATCACCCTTGTATAAACCCCCACCTGAACAACCCCCGAATACCTTCATTCTTAAAAGTATCAGTTCAGTGTTTGGAAAAATGTATCTTGTAAAATGATTCTTATAAACTACACCGTAGAATACACTGTTTTCCCATATTCCTGAAGCGTTTCCAATGTTGAAAAGTTTGTCACCTTTGCTTATAGTGTCTGAATCACCAATCTCAGCATATTTATAGTTGTTGCCGGGAATATCAATTATAGCAACGTCTGCATCTTTATCCTTGAAGAAGTCTGTGACATAATAGTATGTACCATCTTGCAGGGTAACTTTTAATTTAGTTGCCTCATTTACACAGTGTTTTGCAGTTACAATATTACCATCTTTACTTATGATTACCCCACTACCCATCCAGTAACTCAGTAATTCACCATTTCTCTCAACCATTCCCTCAATTAGAACATTGTAACTCTTGGCAACCTCTATATTTGGTTTAGTATATATCGCTCCACAAATACCAAGCAACGCCAACAATACTAAAACCACTGTGAACAACGGAAAATATTTTTTTGTTTTGTTTTTCATATCTTACCCCTCATACTTGGAAACTGCATAACCTTTTCTCTCATTGCTGCTTCGTGTTCTCTATATTCTCCTGATTCCTGTAAATTAACCATACCCTTCTTACGAAGATGGTCATTTAGGGTTTTGGGACTGTCAACATAAATACCCAAGTCAGGGGAATAATACGGGTGAAAATCTCCATCTGCACAAATATTCACTGTTTCCCCTTTTATCTTTGATTCGGGATGAGATATACATCTCTTTAAGTGGGTGTATGTCATTTGCTTTCCACACACACATTTGGGAAAAATGTCCTTTGTATCCTCTAATGTATTTCCACATTCACATTGAAAATATCTTGTGAACATTATGACTGCACTCCTATCACCAAATATTCAAAAGTACATTTCTCCAAGGCAGTATTGTTCTTTATATAGACCGTGCCACTGGGCTTGAAGTAATGTGCCTCACCCTCTGGTATAATTAGCTCGGCACTAAATGTGGCTGCATAGGATGTATCCACAGCTAAATCGTTATCAATGGCTCTTATCCACACACCAAGAACAGTATCCACAGCACCAACATTTAGAGCTTCTGCTACATCGGCAGTTTCTTGCATTTGCTGTTCAGTGCTACAAGTTACTTCGGGAGCAGTATCTCCCTGAAATGTATTTTTCTTTTCAGTGCCCTTACCAAGACCACTGATTGAAACATTAACTGTTACATTATATGAAGCTGCCATTCTATTTTCCCCTTAGTTTCTTTATCTGTTCTTCAGACATTCCAGATTTTTTAAGTTGCTCAGTTATCTGTGATGTTCTATCAACAGCTTTAGGTTTAACTTTATCCGGCTGAACTACTTCCTTAACTTCTCTGGGATGTGCTTTTTCAGACTCAAGTACTTTTCCAGAAAAATAATCTTTAGCTTTTTGCCACACGCTGCGGGACTTTTCCTGCTTTAATAATTCCTCCCTAACAGCCTTCGCCATTTTATAGCGATTTTTTCTGGTATCTTCTTCTTTTATCTTTTGTTCTCTGTAATACCTTACTTCTGGTGACTCTGCCATTGGTTATTTTCCTTTAATATGTTTCTTAACAGCATTTGACATTCCCTTATGTCTATATTCAGAGTATGCTACGGCAAGTCTTTGTTTCTCATCTGGAAAACTTTTCTGAGCTTCTGTACTTGACATATATCGAGCAACATAAGCATTTTGTTTTTCATTTTTCTTTGGTAATGGCATTACTCCCTCACAGTCTTTCCTGCCTCTGTGTTCGCTGGACTCGGTTTACCAGCAACATTGTTTTGCTGTTGATTTAAGTTCTCCTGACGACTCGCTGGACTTGCTCCCAAACGGTCTCCAATACCACCCGCAGAAATCTGACCCTTTAACGGCTCGTATGGCCCAAGGTCATTATTCATAGTGACGGTGTTTTGATAAATCAAGTCAATTTCACCATCAGTTAAATCCATATCTCGTGTAACTTCCTTAACCAATCTTGGAACATCAAGCATAACACCCTGCTGCTGTGCAATTGCCATAGTTGGTAAAATCAATCCAGTTACAACCTGCATTAACTTCTGCATTCTCATCTGAGGATTCTGACGAGACAGAGAATAAGGAACAACCTCAAAGTTGTAATCCCAAAAATCTCCTTCTCTTGTATCAGCAGTTACCTTTACAGGAATTTCTCCCAGACCTTGTATTCTCTTAGAAACTGTTATGTCCATAAGAGGGTCAGTAAAAATATAATACGCCATCTTATGTAGAATACTCTTGGTGCAATTGTGAGCAGCCTGAATCATATCGTCAAGATTAG